TCTGAGCGCTAGGATAGCTTGGCGAGCTCCCTTAACTCCTCCGTCTAAAACAAGATCCTCAATATGAGTCATATGAGTATTCTTGCCAGCGGCCTCTGTTAAGTAATTTTTTAAAGTTATCATGTATAAACCTTTACATATGCGCTTGAATCTTCAGCTTTAGATCCAGCATAATTTACAATTTTAGTTATCCATCTATTTGCTTTTTTACCTGTATTAAGATCTAGGTAATAACAAACATAAAGACAACCAAGCTTAGAAGATATCCAATTAGTATCTTTACTTTCTAGATTCTTTAAAAAATCTTCATAAGTATCATTTTTATAAAAGTTGTTATACATCTTCCAAAAAATTGAAATACCTTTTTTATCTTTTTTCTTGTCAATAGCTTTTGCTATTTTATAAATGCCTGATTTATGGTCTGGTAATTTTTTATTAAATACTATTTTAGTAGCATCTTGTAAAACACCCCAGCTTGCTCCACCACCTCTTGCAGTTTTTAAGATAATTTCTGCTTTTACATTAGAACCAGGTGAATTATCTTTAAGCGCCATTTTACCATCATCAAAAACTAATGTTGCTCCTTTATTAGACCAGAAGTCTCCTCTTAAAGCTCCTTGTAAAAGAATCTTTACAAGCTTATGGTCATCAGTATCTGGTGGTAGTTTAACGTTATATTCAGTAAGCTTAGCTTTTTTCTTTACAAGCTTAAGAGAGATACCAACAAGCGTTCTATTAACAAACTGCTCAAGTATTGATTCATTAAGAGATTTAACACTATCAAATTTTAATGATTTAATATTAAAGCTTTTATCTACTGCCCATATATCTCCAGGATTCCATTTATCATCTTTTAACGCTTTCATGTTTGTATTTTTATATGCTACATTTTTAAGTGCATATATGCTATTCATGAGTTTATCGTTTCTATGAAATGTCATACCTTTGTGTATATATTTATTTTTAATAAGTTCATATGCTCCAAGATGAGATGATGTAAACCAATCACCTTCTACTCCGAGCACTTCATCTAAACTTGCATCAACAAAGGTTTTTTTGTATGCTGCTTTTAATATTTCAGCTGTAAAAAAATCTTCGTCATGCATTCCATTATCTAACATAGCTTGACACATAACACATTGATGAGATTCTGTTATCTTTGTATTAAGTGAACCGCCTCCAGATCCACCACCTCCGCCAAACACGGACGATTTACCAAGATCTGATGTTGTATAATTTTTACCATCTATTCCCATAAACGGTATTGCAAACTTTTTATTTGATTGATTCTTTTTAAAATCTATTAGAAGTTTAAGTAGCTCATCAGTTTTTTCTATTGTAACTGAACCACCTTTAGCTAATTCAACAGGTTTACCTTGTTGAATAAGTCTTATAAGAATATCAATTCTAGGTTCTTTTGTAATGCTATTATCTTTATTTAACTCAGCTGGAGTTAATTTTACAGCTTCAGTAAGAGTTTTAAAAGCTTTAAAGTTTTTCATAGATTAATTATACCATACCTTTTAGTAATTGTAAATATCTATTTATAAACTTTTAAAGCTTATACAATTTGTTTGGAGAAATATCTCCATCTTTTTTTACGATAATGATTTTTTCTTCGTGAAGTTTTCGGATAGTTCTTTCAGCACCTTCACGTATGCCTATTTGAAATGATTGATATGCAGCAACTGAGATCACAACTGCAAGAAAGAGGTACTCCATTAAAGAAGTACTCGTTCTACATGTGTATCATATCCTTTTTTGCGCATTTGCTCTTCAAATACAATTGCGTCTTTAAGCTGATCAAAAATATAATCAGCTTTGACTTCTTTGTCTTCAGTAGCAATTACTTTAAAAGAAACATCATCTTTCGTATACATATACATCCATTCTCTCCGCTAAACTTAATGGTAAATATTGATCGAATCTTCTACGATACGATCCTTGAGCAAGAGCGTGTTTAACTCTTGGGCCACGTCCTTGGCACTTAACATAAAATTGTACGAGCTTTTGCGGCCCGAATGTCATGCTTGCTTGTGACGCTCTTTTTCTTAATACAGCATTTTGCTTTTTAACAAGATTCCTGATTGTCTGTAACTCTAACATAGAGCTGACATCTTTGGGATCTACTGTGGTAATATAACTTGGTGAACCTCTCATTAGTGAAATATCCTCCTTGCACCATTTTCTATAATGAAGTCAAGTTCGACTTCACCAATGATACCAAAACCATTTTTGAATCTAATAGAATCATTAAGTAGATTCCAATCCTGATCCTGTGTTGATTTAGCAAGAGCCAATTCAACAAGATCTAATTCAATCTCTACAGTTTGACCTGTAGCAAGATGTGTACCTATTAAACCATTAACCATGTAGCACCTCCATTTCTTCTAATCGCTTTTCGACCAATCTGTTGACTACAACATCTCTATCAGTCATAGCAACTCTCATATCGAAAGATTCACACATACCTGGTAGCATTTTACCGCCATCAAGCTCTCTTAGAATAGAACCCGTGTTCATTTCTAACACATCGGCCAAGATTTGCTCTTTGACCATTTCATTTTGTAAATTTGACATATTATCTCCTTATCAATTTATAGTTATATTATACCATAGTTGGGAGTAGTTGTAAACTGTTTTTGTGAAAATAATTGAAAATAGTTGACAGAAAAGTGTTGATCTTAAAAAAGGGGAGTATGAAACTCCCCCACGAATTGTCATTATGAAAGGTTATTATACTTCTTTTGCAATAAAAGTGTAAATACCGTAAGCAAGGGCTACCCAAGCTAATAAGTCGACTAAGCCACCTAAGAGTAGGTAAGATAATGATAGTCCGATGATCATACCACCGTCCCAAGATGTTCTTTCTGACCATCTTTCCATTAACCATGCTTTTGCGTTATTTAACATATTCATATATTTCTCCTTTATACTTTAAAGTCAGCAAACGAGTCATTACTTTCTCGTTCACCAAACTTGTTTATCGGCTTATCTGGTATCATGTCAGACATAATATCTGATTGAGCCGACTCCTCTACATCATATAGCTTCATGCGGGAACGATCTACACCAACCACAAATCTCTTGTATTTGGTTGGATCGTTATAACGATTTTTCAATTGTTTTACCATTATTTGGCCAAGTTCCTCAAGTTCCTCTGTTGAAATAAGAGCAAACATAAGATCCGCCGTTGCAGGTAAACCAAATGATTCAGATGTATCCTCTAGACCAACGTCAGTATTACTGTATCCAGACCTTGTAGTCTGAGTTGCCGATACTATAGGTACATTGAATTCCACAGCCAGTCCACGAAGTTCTTCCGCGATGGCTTTAATATAGGTATAACTATTTATACTTCCACCCATGCCACGCATGCGACTTGAGGCACAAATATTTAAATAGTCAATATAGACCATATCAGGACTAAAGTTCTTTTTGAGTCGTAACTCATTAAGTAAAGCTCTGAAATGGCCTGTGTGAGCTGAGCCAGTAGGATATTCTTTTACAATAAGTTTACCTACTGATGCTTTTGCTATCTTACCAATCTTATCATCGAATACATGTTTAGATAATGATCCAAGAGATTCAATTGGCAAATTCATTAAGTTAGCATCGATTCTTTCAGCGATACGTTCTTCAGCCATTTCCATTGTAATGTACAAAACATTCTTTCCTTGATTAAGAACTGATGCTGCACAATGACACATGAACAATGACTTACCTACGCCAGTTCCGGCTAAGGCAATATTAAGTGTCTTATTAGGTAGACCACCTTTTGTTATTTTATTAAAATAATCTAGATCAAATGGTATGCGATCTTCTTTTCTATTATAAAATTCAAACCTTTCGTCTGAGTTATCAATATAATCATGGCCAATTGCTTCATCAAATGATACTCCAAGAGCTTCCGAAAGTATTTCAGGTATAGCACCTTCACTTCGTTCTTTGTCTTTACCATCAATGATTTGTATAGAATCCATGATAGCATTATAGACAGCTCTCTCTTTGCACCACTTTTCTGATTCATCAAGTAGATACTCTGTATCAATATCTGATTTTTCAGCAATTTCATTTACCAATCTTGATGCATTATTTAATACATCTTCAGGAGCATTGATCTTTTTAAGTTCAAGCTCTAAGATTTTTGATGTTGGTAATTTATTGTGTTTACTTACAAAGTTGACAATAAGATCGAATACCGTTTTATGTGTACCTTCAAAATATTCATTTTTTAAATATGGTACTACTCGTCTACAATAATCTTCGTTATTAAGAAGATGATTGAGTATGTGAGTCGGTAGTTGGTTCGTCATTAGCAATTCCTATTGTTGATAAATTATTTTCTTCAGCGTATTCCAAAGAATCCGTTATTATATATTGTAGTACAGCACCAAGATAATTTTTAAATGATTCATCTTCATCAAGTTCATCTACACTAAAATCTCCTGGATCTTTTACTGTATAATTAAAACTCAGTGTAGCCATATCAAGTGTTGGATCTTCTTTGATACCAACCTGTCCATAAACTACTATTACATCTTTCCATGTACCAGTTTTAAGAAGTACGCCACTTAATGGACTATTCTCATTTTCTACAATTGAGTAGTCTTTTTCGCTTACGTTATACATTATTCTTCTGTTTCAATATCAAGATCAATATCAATCATTGGTCTATGACCAACTGAATAATATGTTTTAACGAACTCTTTAAAGTCAGTATTTTCAAATATAGGCATCCAGAACTTTTTCTGTAGAGTATCTTTTTCTCTTACTTTAGGCTCTAGTATTTCTCCTGTCTTCATATCAACTGGAGCATACCAACCAACATTTGGTTTGACTACATATCCACCAGCCATTGCTACATCCAGCAATCCTGAGTATGGAGCAATACCACCTTCCCATGTTACTGAGATTGGCACTTTAGATTTTTCTTTTACAAACCTTGATTTTTCCACATTGATAACAAAATGATATCCTTGAATTTCTGTACCTTTTTTCTCTTGACGTCTTCCAATAATCCATATATTGTCTGATGAGTAATAGATACCTGTACC